TGAGTGTCTCCCTAACGAGTCTTGCGGTTTATTAGCCATTATCAAGGGCAAAGAAACTTTCTGGCCTTGTAAGAACCTATCAGAAGCTCCTGATGAATATTTTGTAATGTGTCCTGACTCATGGGCTGAATGTGAGGATCAAGGAGAGCTTATTGGTATTGTTCACTCTCATACTTATGGCTCTGCGCTACCTTCTGAACCTGACAAAGCATCTTGTGAACATTTGGGCTTACCTTTTTATATTTACAGTGTTGAGCATAAAGATTGGCATTGTTTCAAGCCTAGTGGATATAAGTCTGGGCTTTTTGGGAGGACTTGGATCTGGGGAAAACATGATTGCTGGAGTTTGATAACTGATTATTTTTTAGAAAAAAAACAAATAAATTTAAAATTTTGGCCTAGACCCAAGAGCTTAAAAGCGTTTGCAAATGATCCTTATTTTGAAAAAGTATTAACAGGATCTGGATTTAAAGAAGTTAATAAAGATGATATAAAAGAACTTGATGTTTTATTAATGGAAGGGGCAGAAGAAAAACTTAATCATGTTGCTTTGTATATTGGTAATCAAACTATTTTTCATCACAACATAAAACAGTTGAGTTGTAGAGAGATATATGATTTAAGATATATACAAGCCACAAAAAAAGTTTTTAGATATGCAGCTTAGAAAACTTACAGTTTATGGAAGGCTTAGACAATTTTTAGGTCAATCACATTTTGAAGTCGCTGTAAATAATCCAAGACAGGCTTTTGCTTTTTTAATTGCAAACTTTCCAGAAGTAGAAAACCATATGACAAATCAGTTGTACAAGGTAAAGATGGGTGATTTAGAAATAACAGAGGATTTACTAGAAATAAAAGGTGATGGAGATATAAAAGTAATACCTGTTGCTTGTGGATCAGGTTTTTTTATACCCATAATTGCTGGACTAGGGGCAAGTGCCGCAAGTGCCGCTATTGGTACTACATTACTCGGTAGTACATTACTTGCTACTGTTGTGAGTACCGCTTTATCAGCTATAGGTACGTCTTTAATTATTGATGGTGTCACAAGTATTATTGCACCAACTCCACAAATGCCAAACTTTAACGCTGATTCACTGTCTGATAATGACCCGAATGTACAAGCAAACTTTGGTTTTGCTTCTGTAACTAATACTTCAAGAGCTGGAGTTCCTGTTCCAATAATATATGGTCAAGTATTTACTGGATCTGTTGTTATTAGTTCTGGTATTGATACAGTTCAGGTGGAGGGTACAGCAACGTAATGGCAAATGTAGCATTTCCGAATGGCGGTGGTCATAATACTTTAATTGGTCAACTGGCAGGGTTAACAAATCCTGATTTACCAGCAGATGCACTGTCATCAAAGCAATTTCAAACATTAATTGATCTTATTTCTGAAGGGGTCATATCTGGCTTTCCTTCTGCTACTGGTACTAAAGGAACAGATGAATATGCAACCTCTTCATTAAAAGACGTATTCCTTAACGGAACCCAAGTACTACAATCAAATGCTGGCACAAGTCCAGATGAAACAGATTTTAATTTCAAAAATATAAGTTTTACACCTAGATTTGGAACTTCAGATCAAACAGCTATTGCTGAAATATCTGCTAGTGAATCAGAAACAGCCGTTGGCTCTACAGTAACTGCGGATACTCCAGTATCAAGATCAATAACAGACACAAACATTGATGCTGTAAGAGTTACTATTGCATTTCCTCAGTTACAAAAATTTGAAGATGATGGAGATATTAACGGAGCAGAAGTAGCTCTGACAATTCAAACAATAGAAAATGATGGCACAACACAAACACCTATAACAGACACCGTTAATGGAAGAGCAGCAAGCACTTATTTCAGGGATTACAGAATAAATCTACCTTCTGGAACAAGTTTTCCTGTCACTATAAGAGTAAACAGAACAACTGCTGACAGTACAGAAACAACATTACAAGATAGTTTTCAATGGTCATCATTTACAGAAATCATTAATGAATCTAGGGCTTATGCGAACTCTGCTCATGTAGCCTTACGCTTTGATGCTGAAACATTTCCTTCTGTTCCTTCAAGAATGTATAGGGTTAGAGGAACACTTATAAAGATTCCTCACAATGGTACTGTTAGGTCTGACGGATCAATATCTTATTCTGGAACTTTTAACGGAACTTTTAAATCAGACAAAGAATATTCAAATGATCCAGCATGGGTTTTATATGACTTGTTAACTACATCTAAAGGTTTTGGAGATCATATAGATACAACACAATTAGATGTTTATAGTTTTTATTCAGCTTCTGTTTATTGCTCAGAGCAAGTAGATGATATGACAGGAACTGGAAATACTGAGGCACGTTTCTCAACAAACGTAGTTTTAAATACTCAACGTGATGCCTATTCTTTAATTAATGATCTTTGCTCTGTTATGAGAGTAATGCCATTTTATAGTGCAGGTACAATAAATATTTCTCAAGATCGACCCACAGATCCAAGCTATATTTACAATTTAAGCAATATAACAGCAGAAGGTTTTTCATATTCAAATGCCAGTAAATCAACAAAAGCAACTGTTGTTAATGTTGGATATTTTGATAATGAAACACAATCTATAGATTATGAAACTGTTGAAGATACAGCATTACAAGCTAAGTATGGTGTTGTTGTTCGTAACCTCAAAGGATTTGCTACAACTTCTAGAGGACAAGCTGCTAGACTTGGAAAATGGTTTTTATACACACAGTCAAACGAGTCTGAAATAGTTTCTTTTAAAACATCTATAGAATCAGGAACAATAGTAAGAGTTGGAACAATAATATCTGTACAAGATCCTATGAGGGCAGGGGTCAGAAGAGGTGGAAGAATTAAAACTGGTGTTTCAACAACACAGATAGTAGTAGATGATGCAAACAATACTGATCTAGCAACTACTGATTCTGCAACCTTATCTGTCATATTGTCAGATGGCACACTTGAGTCAAAAACAATTAGTTCAGTCTCTGGATCTACCATTACTGTATCTTCTGCATTTTCTTCTGTTCCTCAAACGAACTCTGTCTGGGTAATAGAAAATACATCTTTATCACTTCAAACTTTTAGAGTTTTTTCAGTAAAAGAAGTAAACCAACTTGAGTATGAAATACATGCGGTTGTTCATAATCCATCAAAATATGCAAGCGTTGAAGATGGATCAACTTTGCAAACAAGAACAATTACGACTTTAACTGCATTAAAAGCTTCACCTAGTAACTTACAAGCATCTGAACAAATTGTTGTTTTAAATAATCGTGCTGTTTCTAAACTCTTTATTCAATGGCAACCTGTTTCTGGTGTCACTGAGTACATGGTGCAATATAGATTTAAAAATGAAAACTTTATCTCTGAAAGAATAAGACGACCTGATTTTACTATTTTTGAAACACAATTAGGAACTTATGAAGTAAGAGTTTTTAGTTATAACGCTTTTGGAAAACCAAGTACTACACCATCAACTACAACATTTACGACTGTTGGTAAGACAGCTTTACCAGAAGATCCAAGCGGTTTAACTCTTGAGCCTGTTTCAGATCAATTTGTAAGACTAAGATTTAACCCAGCAACGGCTGTTGATGTATTGCATGGAGGCACAGTATCTGTCAGGCATACACCAAGTGTTGATCCAGCAGTAGCAACTTTTCAAAACTCTACAGAAATAATCCCAAAACTTGCTGGAAATATCACAGAAACACTTGTCCCAGCATTAACTGGAACTTATAGTATTAAATTTATTGATGATACAGGTAACAGATCATTAAATGCAGCAAGAATTATAGTTACAGCACCAGATCCACAACCAAATCAAATAATACTTACAGAAAGAGAGGACACAGATTCACCACCTTTTCAAGGAGAAAAAGTTAACACTTTTTATGATGCAACATTTGATGGATTACTTTTAGATGGAACTTTATTATGGGATTCAATTACACAAAATATTGATGATTTAGCAAATATTGATTTTGCTGGGCCAATTAACTCAAGCGGAACTTATGAATTTCAAAATAAAGTTGATATGGGAGCAATATTTAATTTAATGCTAAAAAGAAGGTTTGTAACTTCTGGTCTTTTAGTTAATGACCTTATTGATTCAAGAACTGCACTTATTGATACTTGGACTGAATTTGACGGAACCCAAGCAGATGATGTGAACGCCAAGTTGCTAGTATCGACTACAAATATCTCGCCTACCACTTCAGTTTCGGCTACATATGAACAATCAGGAACAACAATTACAATTACAAAAACCGATCATGGTTATGCTGTAGGAGATTTTGTAGTAATAGATTTTACTGCTGGTAGTGCAACCGATGGCAACTATGAAATTCAAACAGTACCAAATGCAAACACATTTACAGTAACGGCAAGTGCTAGTGCAACTATATCAAGCGGAACTTCATGCACCTATGGAGCAAACTTTACTCAATTCAATACTTTTGCAAATGGTGAATATACAGCAAGAGGGTTTAAATTTAAATGTGAACTTGAATCAAATGATCCAGCCCAGAATATTAATATCTCTGAACTTGGGTATGAAGCAAGCGTAAAACGTAGAACAGAAACCGTTAATACTGCTATAGCTAGTGCTTGTGCTACAAATAGTGCAGCAAAGACAGTAACTTTTGGTAGCCCATTTTTTGCTGGCACTGGATCTCTTGGTGGGTCAACTTCTGCCTTTTTACCAACAATAGGTATTACTCTTGAAGGTGCTGTCACAGGTGATTATTTTAAAATTACATCTATAACAGGTACACAATTTGTTATTGAAACAAGAGACAGCAGTAATGCTTTAAAGGATTTAAGTTTTAAATATACGGCTATCGGGTTTGGTAAAGGTAGTTAAATATGTTTATATTAAAGTTATCAGTTATTCTATACTTAAAGAAAAAGGATTAAGTAATGGCTACACATGATTACGATCTAGCAAATGCCTCAGGAGCCGCATTTAGAACAGATTTAAATAATGCGTTGAGTGCAATAGCCACTAATAATTCAAATTCATCTGATCCAGCTACTACTTTTGCAAGCCAATATTTTGCTAATACCTCAACAAGTATTATGCAACTTAGAACTACTGGTAATAATGGTTATGTAAATTTATTTACCCTTGCTGGTGCCCCAGCTTTTGCTGTTGATGGAACAATAAACTCTGTAAATATAGGTAAAGGTGCAAACTCTGTTGCTGGTAATACTTGTCTGGGAGTTAGTGCCTTAGATGCTTCCGTATCTGGTCAAAATAATACAGCTTTAGGTAAACAAGCATTTACTGCACTAACTTCTGGATCATCTGGAACAGCAGTAGGTTCTGGAAGTTTGATGACTGCTACAACTGGGAGTAATAATACAGCAGTAGGTAAAGACTCATTAAAATTTACGACTACAGGAGCTAGTAATACTGCTGTTGGAATGGGTGCTTTGGAAGCTAACACCACTGCTGATAACAATACTGCTGTAGGTAAATCAGCTTTAGTAGCAAACACAACTGGAACTAGAAATACCGCTATAGGTTCTGGTGCTTTAGACGCTAATACAACCGCAGACAGTAATACGTCTTGTGGATTTAATAATTTAACATCGAACACTACAGGAGCAAACAATTCAGCTTTCGGTGACAATGCTTTATATGGAAATACTACAGCATCAAATAATACGGCTATGGGTTACCAAGCATTACTATCAAACACAACTGGATCTTCAAATGTAGCTGTAGGTGCTTTCTGTTTAGATGCTAATACTACAGGAGAAAATATCACAGCTTTGGGCTATAATGCTTTAT